ATGAAAAGAGTATTATTTTCAATGGTTTTACTACTTGCGGCAGGCTTTACCTTCGCTCAGGAAAAGAGCGTGAAAGAGGCAAAAAGCATCGCTAACGACGTAAAACCGGATTTTGCACAAGCAGAGAAGCTCATCAATGAAGCTCTGAACAATGCTGAAACCAAAGACAACGCCGAAACATGGGATGTAGCCGGCTTTATTCAAAAGAGAATCAATGAAAAGGAAATGGAGAATGCCTATTTAAGAAAGCCTTATGATACTCTTAAAGTGTATAACAGCGCACTGAATATGTGCAAATACTACTTTAAATGCGATGAACTTGCACAGATTCCTAACGAAAAAGGTAAAATCAAAAATAAATTCAGAAGATCGAACAGTGCTGCTATATTAGCTGCGCGTCCCAACCTGATTAATGGTGGTATCCAGTTCTTTAATTTAGATAAGAATAAAGAGGCTTTGGATTTCTTCGCAACTTATGTAGACATTGCCATCAATCCTATGTTTGAAAAGGAGAATCTGCTTCAAACAGATACTGTATTGCCCCAAATTGCTTATTATGCAAGCTTAGCTGCAGCCAAAATGGAAGATTATCCAAGCGTGTTGAAATATGCACCTTATGCAAAAGAGGACAAAGAAGTGGGTAAATATGCTATGGAATTTATTTCTACAGCATTGAAAGCTCAAGGTGATACTGTCAAATGGATCGCTTCCTTAAAAGATGGTATTCAAAAGTATCCTGAACATTCATTCTTCTTTGGACATCTGATTGATTATTATAGCAATAATAATAAGTTTGACGAAGCAATGCAGTTTGCAGATGATATGTTGGCTAAAGATCCTAATAACACATTCTATTTGTACGTAAAAGGATACCTTTATCATAACATGAAAGATTATGAAAAAGCCATTGAATTCTACAACAAAACCATTGAAGTAGATCCTAACTATGCAGAAGCATATTCCAACTTGGGCTTAATCTATTGCCTGCAAGCTCAGGATTTCTCTGAAAAAGCTACTACTGATGTCAATAATCCAAAATACAAAGAAGACCAAGCTACACTGAAAGTTTTCTATGAAAAGGCAAGACCTAATTATGAAAAAGCAAGAGAACTGAAACCTGAACAGAAAGATTTGTGGCTAAATGGATTATACAGAGTTTATTATAACTTACAAATGGGTCCTGAATTTGATGAAATAGAAAAATTGATGCAATAATTGAATTGCTACTATTACCAAAGATAGCTTGAATATGTAAGCTATCTTTGGTATAATTTTCTTCCAAATTAGAGAAGGATAAAGGTTTATTTTAGTTTATGGTGTTATATATTAAACATAATATTGATATTACACCATTTACATTTTTTCATTTTACATTTGCGCCGTAACCAATTACAAACGTTATGGCGCATTCTTTTTTAAAGCAGTATTCAAAGCAGTTCCGTATGATAAAAGTTCATTATATGGATTTTGAAGACCGTTTCCATGTGAAAACATTCAAGGATTGTTCACTTATTGAAGCCTCTAACGTTTTTAAGGCTTATGCTCGTGCTTTTGGTTGGACTTTTTTAAGCTATGAAACATTTGATTATTAACTTTTAAATATTTTAGTTATGAAATCTACTGGATATGATGTTACGTGCTCTAATTCTGTTGGACATGTTTTTTCTCGTCGTTTTAGTGATTTTGAAGCTTTTGTGAAGTTTGCTGAATTTTATGTTACTTCCGGTTATACTCTTTTTGTTACACCTGTTTATAACTTAGATTAATTATTATGGACAATCAGAAAATTTACAAAACTCTTGAAATTATAGTCAAGGCGGTATTAGCTATTGCCGCCTTATGGCTTTGTATCTCATGCACTATGTCTATGAGTATTAGTAAAAATAATACTAATAGTTCCCAATCTACAGAGCAGTCGCAAGCTACTTCCGTGGATAGTACTAAAGTTGATGTTGATTATAAGTAATGGCTTTATTTAACCCTTTTTGTAAGTGTCTCAATCCCCAAAGGATAGTTAATCCTTATACGCATGAGTGTATGACCGTTCCTTGTGGAAAGTGTAAAGCTTGCATTCTTGCTAAAAACTCCCGTTACGCGTTTCAATGTGATTTAGAAAGCTATTGTTCTATGTATACCGTTTTCGTTACTCTTACCTATGCACCTAATTATCTGCCTATTGCCACCCCTATGTATCAGGGTGATGATACGGATTTCGGTCTGTTGTGCCGTTATGATTTGGTAGACTTTGAAACCGGTGAAAGTCTTGGCGTATTTGAATCTGAACCCTCGCAATTGGAATTGCTTCAACAGAAGTTTAATCTATGTGGTTCTATCCCCTACCTTAGAAAAACTGATTTACAATTATTTTTAAAAAGATTTCGTTACTATGTTACTAAACGATTGCCCAAAGAGAAAGTGCGTTACTATGCCGTTGGTGAATACGGACCCGTACATTTCCGCCCGCATTATCATCTCTTACTATTCCTCAACTCAAAAGAAGCCTTACAAATATGTTCAGAAGCTGTATCTAAAGCATGGTCCTTTGGCCGTATCGACGTTCAAGTATCCGAAGGAAAGTGTTCATCATACGTTGCGGGTTATGTTAACAGCAGTGTGCTTATACCCGAAGTTCTTAAAATGCGTTCCGTCTGTCCATTCTGCCTACATTCTCAAAGGTTGGGTCAAGGCTTTTTGCAAGGTCAACGCTCGAAAGTATATGCGCTTACCCCTCATGACTTTATTAAAAGAAGCCTCGTGTTCAATGGAAAATATAAGGAGTTTGATGTATGGCGGTCGGCTTACTCTTACTTCTATCCCAAATGTCGAGGATACCTTGATAAATCTACACACGAACGTGCTTATAGCTACCGAATCTATGATACAGCGCGGCATCTATTCCCGTCCTGTGCAACAACGTTCGCGTTGGCGAAAGAAGTAGCTACCTTTGTCTATCTGTTCCATCTGAATAAGTCGTCTTATTGTTTGGATTTGTTCGATAGTGGTGCATTGTATGAGCAACGACAACTTTATGACTTTTGTAAGTATTTTTATGATGCAGAAGTAGTTAACTATCCATTGGATAGTATCGAATTTGATAGGTATGCCCATCGTGTCTACGGTGAACTTCTCCTTTCTAAGCACTTCTTATATACTGTTTGTGATAGGCTTACCTTGTCGGAGCAGCAACGTAAGTTGAAGCTTATTGAAGAATTTTATAGTCAATTGGATTATATGCACCTTACTGATTTCTTCGAGTCTCAAAAGTTATTTTTTGAAAATGAAGATTTCTACGGTGATGGTGATTTGTTGTCTGACGAATGGGAAAACACTATATATCCCTACTTCTATGATAACTTTCGTACTGATATGGAATTGTATAAGAAGACACCCGTTTATTCTCAATACTCTACGCAGGTATCTAAACTGTTTAATGACCGTATCAAGCATAAGAAACTGAATGATTTAAATAAGATTTTTATTAATGAAAATGAATAGTATTAACCTTTAATTGTGTTGTTATGGCAAATATTATGTCTTTAAAAAGTCTTAGGAACAAGACTTCCCGAAATGGTTTCGACCTTTCGTTTAAGAAAAATTTCACTGCTAAAGCCGGCGAGCTTCTTCCCGTTATGGTAAAAGAGGTACTCCCAGGTGATAGCTTTAAAATCAATCTTAAGTCCTTTACTCGTACACAACCCGTTAATACGGCTGCATTCGCCCGTATGCGTGAATATTACGATTTCTATTTTGTGCCTTATGATTTGCTTTGGAACAAGGCAGGTACAGCATTGACACAAATGTATGACAATCCGCAGCATGCTGTCTCGCTTGACCCTACTAAGAATTTTGTTTTGAATGGCGATATGCCCTATTGTACTACGGAAGATATATCTTTTTATCTTTCTTCTTTGCTTCGTAAACCAACTAATTCATTTCCGGTTAACAATTATTTTGGTTATTCTCGTGCTTCTTGCTCTGCGAAACTTTTGGAGTATTTGGGTTATGGTAATTTTTATACTTATGTTAATGGTGAAGCTCCGGATTGGCAAGATGCTCCTCGTGTTGCCAATTTGGAATTGAATTTGTTCGGACTTTTGGCATATCAAAAGATATATGCCGATTATTATCGTGATAGTCAATGGGAACGTATTTCGCCATCTACTTTTAATGTTGACTATCTTTCCGGTGACAATATGAAAGTTGATTTTTCATCGGATGTTTTTATGCAGAATTACAACTTTTTCGATTTGCGTTATTGTAATTGGCAGAAAGATTTGTTTCATGGTGTTCTTCCACGTCAACAATATGGTGATGTTGCTACGGTTGCTTATCCGTCTGCCGTTTCCGAACTTGGTGCCGCAACTTTGGTTGACGGTTCTATTCGTACATTTCAAGGTGACCAGGACCCTACTTTTGAGTCTGCCACTGTTCGTAATATTAAGTTAACTGACCCCGTTTCTATTTCTGCATTTTCTATTCTTGCGCTTCGTCAAGCTGAATTTTTGCAAAAATGGAAAGAGATTACACAATCCGGTAACAAGGACTATAAAGATCAGATAGAAAAACATTGGGGTGTTTCTGCTGGTGATGCCCTTTCGGAAATGTGTACTTATCTTGGTGGTATTAGTTCAAGCCTTGATATTAACGAGGTTGTGAATACAAATATCACAGGTGATAATGCTGCCGATATTGCAGGTAAAGGTACAGGTGTTTCCGGTGGTTCTATCAATTTTAACGCTGGTGCTAAGTATGGACTTATTATGTGTATCTATCACTGTCTTCCTATGTTGGATTATACTACCGATTTTGTAGATACTGCTTTTACTAAGATTAATGCGGCTGATTATGCTATCCCTGAATTTGACCGTGTCGGTATGCAGGCTGTTCCGCTTATTCACATGATGAATCCTTTGGCTTCTGAAATTAAAGTTAGCAATCCTGAGTCTCTTATTCTTGGTTATGCTCCCCGCTATATTGATTATAAGACATCTTTTGACGTCTCTGTAGGTGCTTTTAAGGATACCTTAAAAAATTGGGTTATTTCTTATGGTAATCAGTCATTAATCAATCAGTTAGGTTATGAAGACCCTACCGGCTCGCCTGTTCCGTCTTTAGGTGATGTCAATTATACCATGTTTAAGGTAAATCCAAACAGTTTGAACCCATTGTTTGCCGTTGCTGTTAACAGTGAATTATCTACAGACCAATTTTTGTGTAGTTCATTCTTTGACGTTAAGGTAGTCCGCAATCTTGATACGGATGGTTTGCCTTATTAGTGTATAAAATTATACATATTTTATACAAAATCGTACATATTTATTAATTTATAAAGATATTTTACTATGTGGTGTACAAAACGTAGATTAGAACCTTTTGAGGTTTCTGTTTCTTTGACGTCTGCCCGTCCTTGTGAACTTATTCAGAGTGAATTCCTTGAAAGAACGCCCGTTAATGAATTTATGTTTCAGGAAAATGAGTGTTCCGGCACTAAGTCTATCCGTATCACCTCGGATATTTATATGTTGTTCAATCAACAACGTTTAGATCGTATGAGCCGTGAACGTTTGGTTGCTTACTTTGATAACGTTTCTGTGAGTGAACCTAAAATGCGTGAATTGCGTTCTAAATTGAGTGATGACCAACTGTGTAGTTTTGTGAAATCGCGGTTTATACAGTCACCCTCTGAACTGATGGCATGGTCTCAATATCTGATGAGTTCGCAAGATGAGATGATAGCGGCCGCCGCTGCCGAAAAGCATACCGAACAGCCTGCTAAGTATGAGGTAGACCTAACTCAAGAACCCTAAATATATTTTTTTCCTTTTCTTTCGAGACGTGCAAAAAAGCAATGCAGGGAAAAAATATACGTTTGGCGTTCTGTAGTAAAAATTGTTAAATGTGCGTGTGCGTTTACGCGCGCGTATATTTAACGATTTTTGGTACAGGTTGATAAACGGATATTTTAGCCCTACTTTATCTTTGCACATCTTGAGAGATAAGGAAAAATTTATAACTCCGTGAGCGCGGGAGCGCGAACACCGCTCTGTCATCTTGGATGACGCCGGAATTCATTGCGTAACGGAGTGAAGCGCGTCAGGGATTGCAGGCGAGTATGAGCGAAGCGAATATGTTTGAGCCGGAAAGCCCGCCCGGACGCCCAAATAAAAATTAAAAATCTTATGTTAAATGAAAAACTTGTACAATTATGGGTGTTGTTTCTGGTGTAGCGCAAGCTGGTTCGAATATTGCTGCTACTAATATGACTAATGCCGCAAATAAAGAAATTGCGCAAATGAATAATGCGTTCAACGAAAAAATGTTTGACAAACAGGTCGCTTACAATAAAGAAATGTATCAGCAACAACTTGGTGACCAATGGAAATTTTATAATGATGCAAAGGATAATTCTTGGAAGCTTGTTGAAAATCAACAACAATTTCAAACGGATATGTGGAATAAGAATAACGAGTATAACTCGGCTTCTGCCCAACGTGAACGCCTTGAAGCTGCCGGACTTAATCCCTACATGATGATGAGCGGCGGTTCTGCTGGAGCTGCCCAAACTATGTCCGGTTCTGCTGGTGCTGCCCCCTCCGGCGGCGCTCCATCTGGACAAGGTGTTACGCCGCCTACTGCTACCCCCTACTCTGCTGATTATTCCGGTATTGCTTCCGGTGTTGGTCAAGCTATTGATACGGTTATGCAATTGAAGAACTCTGCATCTGAACGAGGTGTTAAAGACGCCAGCGCTGACAATTTGCGTATTGAGGGCAAATATATAGCCGCTAAGCGTGTAGCAGAATTGTACAAAATGTATAATGACGCTAAGAATGATAATGAACGTATAGCTATTCAAAAGTATATTTCAGCTATTGACGGTGATTTGAAAGCCTCTCAAATGTCGGTAAATGCGGAAAATATGAATAAAATTCGTATGGAAACGCAGTTGTTAATGACTGAAAACCTTATGCGTAAGGCTGAACTTAACTTTTTGCCACAAGCGCAGAAACTCCAGCTTGCACAAGGTGCTGCAGATATTGCGTTAAAATACTCGCAAAAGAATTTGACGGATAAGCAAGCCCGGCATGAAGTTGAAA